ATGCAAAAGCAAGCGGATAGTAAATAATTGTTCCGGCACATTCTGAGTGACAAGGAATTGTGAATTCCATTCCTTCCTGCTGAGCGTCAAACTGCTCAAAAGGCTGAGGAATTTCAAGTGTGATGTGGTCTTCATCAAACTTTCCAACCATTGCACGGTCAGTTCCAGAAGCTCCAGCACCCTTCAATTCTGTAAGCCATTCAATACGCTTAATATGAGGATTGTTGTCCAGGATATAGCGAATCAATGTCTTGTCAGTATTTGGAAGGCGTCTGTTTGCCAAATCGTTGTACTGTGACAAAGGAAGGAGCAAGGTGTCAGGAATTTCGCGTCCTGATGTTGGAACCATTACAGCGTCAACCATTGCGTTGATGTCACGCAAAATCTTGTCAACATCTTTTGAAGCCCAAGTTTTAGAGCTTCCAGTTCCATCAGCCTGCAAAGTAACTTCAGAAATTCCAGCATAGTCAATAAGACCATTTGTGCCGTTTACTGGGTCACTCTTCAGTGCCATCTTGTTCATCATTTCATCGTGTGCTCGGCGGGCTGTTGTTGCACGGCGTGTATCAAGGTTCTTTCCTGCTCTCTGTGAAGCACGAATTTCTGGAATTGAGTAACCATAAGAGTCACCAATACCTTTTACCTTTACGCTTGCCTCTTCGCCAAATACATCAACGCGAGGGAAATCCTTTGCATAGTCAGCGATGATTTTTGCAAAGCCAACGCCACGATAACGGCGATATACAATTTCATTTGCTCCGCTTCCAGCATCTGTTGAAATTGGAATAAGTGAAAGACCTTTAAGTTCTGCAAGTTTTGCGTCATAAGTTTTTGACTTAATTGAAACAAGCTCTCTATCAAAGAAAGCACTTTCTTTATCGTCAAGACGCATTGGATTTGTTCCAGGCATTTCTATTTCCTCCTACCTTATTTTACGATATCAACAAGTGCCAAACCGTTTTCAGCACCTGATTTGAATGTTCCGACTTTTGTGTTACCGCTTGAAGAAGTTGTAAACTCTCCATCTTTTGTAACATAAGCATCAGCACCAACAGCAGGAGAAACACCTGTGGCAAGTTTAACCCAGATATAACCTGCTTCCATAACATTCACTGCTTCTTTTGCAATGTAGCAACCGCGTGAATCTTTGAAAGAGTTCTGATGGAATACAGAAACTCCAGCGTAAACAGCATCTGAAGAAGCTGAAACTTTGCTTGATGTAACATCTGAACCATCATAGCTGAGTGTTACTTCAAGTTCGCTGTCATCATCACTTACAAGGAACAACTTGTTAGCGTCTGCACCTGTTCCAACAGTAACAGAAACATTTTCAACATCGCTTTCAATGTCTGCAACAATTCCAGCAACATCATCAGCGATTGTGCCTGTTGTAGTTGCTTCAATCTTTACGCCATTGATAACAAGTACGATGTCCTTGCTTGCTGTTGTATAAGCAGAAAGGTCAACTGTTGCCTTGTTTGCGTGTTTACCATTCAAAAGAGCTGTTTTGTCTCCATTAAGGAAAACGCCCTTACCAAAATCAATTTCTTCCTTTGCAGGTGCAGAAACGATTGTCTTTGGATTCATACCGTACAGAAGACCAGCAAGTGCCTTCTGTTCACTCAACATTCCGTAAAGTTCCATTTACTTTTCCTCCTGTTCGTGTCTGCTGTCTTTTTTCATCTTGTCAATCATACGCTGTCTTGCGTCATCTACGCTGTCTGCGTGATTGTTAGGTGTGTCAGCAAGCACCTGGCGAGAATTTGAATCTGCTCTTTCAGCAAGCATTTCAACTGTCGCGTCATAGCGGGCGTCAATGTAAGCACTGTCTTTTCCGTCCAGGTTTGCTTTTGGGAAAACCTTTGCGATTACAGCTTTTTTGATGTCTGCGTCTTTCATATCGTTCTTTACTTCAACGCCAGCTTTTTCAGCGTTCTTGTAAAGTTCAATACGAGCATTTACAGCTTCATCAAGTTTTGTGCTGTCAAGTGCTTCTGCCTTTGCTTTTGCAAGGTCTTCTTCAGCCTTGTCTGCTCTTTCTTTCTGAGTGTCGCGTTCTGCGGTCATAACAGAAAGTTCCTTTGCAGAATCTTCCTTGAATTTGGAAAGTTCCGCAACAGCGTCATCGGCTCGTTTCTTTTCAGTGTTGAGTGCTTTAATAACGCTCTCTTCTGCTTCGTAGTCGATGCCGTCCAAGTTGATTTTCTTCAACATTTTGGTACCTCCATCTTTTGTTACCAATTTATCCTCAAGGACAGCATCTGCACTGTCCACTCTGAGTTCTATTTTTGCATTGTCGCCAGCCCTGCCAGCGTCAACTATTGCACAATGATTATATTTGATGTTTCGCTGTATGTAATCATATTCAACGCCACACCAAGTTGAGCCAGGTTCCGCCATTTCAATATCGCAAGTGTAACCCATTGAAAGTCCCTGCTTGCCATTTATAACAGCATCAATCGCGTCTTTCTTTGTAATAATCATATCTACAGCTACATTCAAGCCGTCTGTAAGTTTTTTCCAATCCGTAGATTCTCCATTCCAGTTATATCCCTGATTGGTACAGCTTGGATTATCTCCAAGACTTCCAACCTGGAGCATATCCGCATTTTCCGGAGTAACTAATTCTGTAGGGTGATTTAATGTTACGGGTTTAAGTTTAAGGCTTTCCAGTGTTGCTGGAGCAAACACTTCTTCAGGCAAGCGAAGTTCACGCTGTAATGTTCCGTCCGCTCTTTTGTAAGTAAAAACACCACAGCAGGTAACTATGGCTCTTCCTTTCAAAAATCCTTCCGTTGTTCTTTCAAACGGAGTTGTCATCCATTCACTGTGGTCAATGTTATCAAAGCGTCTTATTTCTTTTGTAATTTCAGGCATCTTGCAATTCCTTATATAAATAAAAAAAGCCCTAACTAATATTTCTAGTTAGAGCTTCTGTTTTCAGTCAGCACTTGCAAAAATAAATCCATTTTTATTTTTCGTAACGCTTTTCTTTTGCTGTTGCGTTACTTGCTGTAGGTTCGTTTTGAAGTCTGATTTGCTGTTCTACAACAATGTCCACAAACTTCAGCGTCTTGTTCAGCTTTATTGTAACTGAACCATAATCTACAGTTTCGCAAGCCTCTTTTATTTTAGTCAACTGCGAATCGTTTAGTTTCATACTTAATTTATAAAGCATAATCTAAAAATTGTAAAGTATTTTATTTTAAGAGGCTTTCGTAGTCTTTTTCGTTATGTTTTACCGCTGTGAATTTTCCTCCATTTGTATCAACATACAAACCTAAATCGTCCACTGTATGGAAATCAATTAAATCTGGAGAGCTGAATGCAAGCTGTTTCAAATCCAGCTCGTCTTTATTAAATTCTTTAAGACTTGTTTCTGTTACACAATGATTGGTAGAAGTTGCAAGCAGGATATTTCGCTTAATTGTTTTTTCACTTGTTCTTACATAAAAAATCGGAACATCTGGAATTTCATATCCTCTGTATTCAAGTTCCTGCAATGCGTAATAACTGCATTCACCATCAATAACATAATTCTTGTCACCCAGCTTTCCAACAGCAAGCGGAAACAAAAATCCATCATTTACAATGCTATCACACAATCTTTCGATTTCAAGCTGTGAATGCTTTTTTAATTTGCTTGGAAAAATGCTTATTTCATTCAACGGCAGGCTCAATCCACTTGTGCAAGCAATTTTAATTTTCTGCATAAATTATACCTCTATATTTATTATAGGCTTAATTTTTTATATATTTTCTAATTCTAAGAGCAAGTTTTCTTGTTTATCTATAGATTCCTGCAATAATTCAACAAAATTATCAGGAAGCAAGTAATCTTTTTTTCCATAACAATATAAATACCCAGCTTCTATATCCTGCATAAAATAACCGCCAAATAATTGGAGAAAATCTTTAGCTGTTTTTTCTTCTATTGTTCTAAAAAATTCTTTAACAGTCATTACAGCATACCTCCAACTCCATAAAATACTTGTTTCTTTATTTTATTATAGGAATTAGGAAAAAAGTCTTTTAATACTTTTGAAGCATTTGTATCAAACATCATTGTAAAAATATCAGCATAAGCATCTTCATAAATATTATTAACATCTTTTTGCCAATAACTTGTACGATGACCTGGAACGCCTGGAAGATGTTTTCCCTGCATACCTCCAAAAATATCGGAAATTCCACCATAAGATTCAGGATTCTTTTTTACAAACTGAATAATATAATTATTTAATTTTTCCTCATCGTTGTTATATTTTGCAAGCATTGAATTATAATCTTTTCTTACAGCTTTTTGGAAAGTTTCCTGCAAACTATAAACCTTGCTTGTTCTATCGTCTAGATGTGCGAAAGCGTGTCCAAGTTCGTGAACAATATGTTTTTTATCTTTATTCTTTAGAGCTTGTTTATCAATGTAAATTACACCGTTATTATAATTACTTGATACATCTTTCCAATCTTTATAAGTAACATAAGGTTCTTTCATTTTTTTCATTATTCTGTAAAAAATAATTCGAGTATCTTCATTACTCATATTTGAAGTATCTAAAGCATTCTTTACATAATTTCTTAAATCTTCATCTTCTATCATTTGCAAAGCATTATCAAAATTCTGCTGTATTAATAATTTCTGTTCTTCCGAATGATATGGATTTATTGCGGGAACTGCTTCTTCACTTTCTTCAGATGGAACATACAAAGCAGGAGATTCTATATTTTCAAGAGAAGTTCCGCTAACCTCACTCAACAGCTCTGGAATATATGCAAGTGCAACGCAACGGCACTGAATATCCTGTCCTGGATGCAACTTTACAGCGTTCGCAGGTCTGTCAATCCAAGTTTTACCATTATCTTTTGAATAAACCGTTGCGTCATCCCATCTGCACAAAAGCCCGTCCATAACATAATGGCTTGGAACTGCTGTCGGATACTTTCCAGCAGGATTTCCTCTTACTCGTTCATCACCGCTTGTATCCCATATATACATTTCCAAGCCAATTTCTTCCATTTGTGCTTCAGCCACTTGTCCCTGCAATTTACCTATTTGGTCTCTTGCTAACAAACGACACTTTTTATCGCTCAATCCATTGCTTGCTTTTTTAATTTGCTCTTGCAACTGTTTCGGACTCCAGCCATTCACAACAGCTTGTTCCGCTAAATTGTTTATTTGATTTACATAGTTTCGAGCATTGGAAACAATTAAATTATAATTATTGCCTGCCCAAGTTGCTTTCGTATTAGGCCACCACGGAGCATTTGTTTGGAAAGAAACTCCGATTCCGTTTTGCAACTGTTTTTGAAACTGCTTGTCTTCGTGTGCTTTTAATTGTTCAGCTGTTTGATTTAAGCCCATTAAGATTACATTGTTTTGTCCTTCTTTTAATTCAGGAACTGTTGGCATATAAACTGACAGCCAGCCTTCCAAACTTGTAATCATTCGTCTAAAAGTTCCACCTGGAAGAACATCTAATTTTAACTGCATACTATCACCACGAAGTAATGCGTCTTCATTTTCTTCCAAAAACTTATTCACATAATCAATTAAAGGCTGAAAATAACTGGATAATTTTGTCTTATATTTTGCTTCTATCGCTCTCGGATAGACTGTATTGTAGTGAGTCTTTTTTATCTTTTTGCTTTTCTTTTTGTTTTGGCTATACAGTATTTTTAAGACCTGTATAGCTGTTTCGTTCTTCTGTATTAACATAATTTTTCATTTACTCTTGCCTTAAATGCTGTCCACTTTGCTTCATCTTCAACAAAAAACTTTGGACAGATTTTGCCTGTAATGTCAAAATGGCGATACAAGTTTTCAACGCCTAAATCGTGTTCTGCAAGCAACTGAGCCACAAGGTTTGCTGTTGTTTCCAGCGTTTCTTCCGTGAACCCATCTTTTGTATGACACATTTCAACACCAATTGTGGTATAATTTGGATAGTTTCCAAGCCTGTCTGTTATTCCTGGCTTATACTGTTTTGAACCGCAATGATAAGCAACTTCAACATCTGGAATACAGTGTATGCCGTTTCCATCTGTTCCAATTACATAATGAGCGGAAGCATAAGTTTCGTTCGTTCCATTTTTAAGCTGTTCAAAATATGCAACTGTTTGTTCCGGCTTTTGATTGTTTACTCCAACATAATGAACAACAATTCCAAGTATTTTAGAAAGTGCTTTTCCAGGTCTAGAATACTTGTTCTTCGTAAGCAATTTTTCAGTTATCATTTTCTTTTCCTCCTGCTTGCTCGTTTCCATTGTTTGCGTGTCGTTTGTTGAGTGTTTCCAGGCTTGTAAAAGCGACTGGAATAGCGACCAAAGTCGTTGCAATAGTAACATAAGAATTATCCTTAAAAATTATTCCTAAAATACAAATTACAGTTATCATCGCCATTGCCCAAACTGTAATTATCCATCTTCTGCTATGCCATTTATTATAAGCTGATTTTTTCTCTGCCATAATTTACTCCTGTCTTGCAATCTGAACTGATTTTGTGTAAATGGAATAATAAATGTTTTCCAGCTCCCTCAAATCAATGTTGTCCACTATTTCAAGTATATTGTGGTCTGGAAGAACTGTTTCGTTGTAGTTGCTTAAAAAGTTTAATATCCTGTTTTGATATCCTTGTGTTTTATTAGAAGTATATTCTCTTAATTCTTCAGGCGTCTTGTCTACAATGTGATT